AAGGTAGTGGCAAAAGAAAATGGAATACAGGCTGATTTCGTGGACCTGTACGCCAACGGAGAAATTCCTGAGCTGTGCGATAAGCTCACGGCGGCACTTGGCAAGATTGATGTCGAAGCGGCAGAGCTTAAACCAAAAGAAATTATGGAGGACTGGGTGGAGTACCTAAGAGGCCAGTGCATGGAGAATGAACTACTAGCTCACAATGTCAGAAAGAAAGGCAAGACACTGAAGGGTTGTATAGCCGCTATCCTGACATGGTCCTTCGAAAATCAACAGACGGTTGACAAGGATATCATCAAAGCGGCAGGCGTATCGGCGAGCAAAGTCACACTCGGTATCCCGGGCATGGCAAGAGCCAAGAAGATAATCACAGACTACTACATGGGAAAGTAGGCGCTACAGATGAAAGAAAAGACAATAGAAAAAATACCATACCTAGGACTACAGAAGATAAGCAGAAAAAAATCTGTGAAGTACATTGGAGTTACTGCAGTCAAGATCATAGGACATAAAAAGCACCTGCTCCTTGAGGTGTACGAAAATAAAAAGGAGTCAAAAAAGATTCCTGTGGTGAGAATCACACTTACCAAGAAGGACTTCGGAACGTACTGGCCGGACAAAAATATATGGACGCGCCAGCAGGTTTCATATTACAGACCAATATGGATGGAAACATACACCGGGGGAACCCTGACAGATGAAAATATCCTGCAGAGCCCGGAAGACCTTGAGAGGATAAAGAACTTTTGCGGCACCAAGCTTTTCGATGCTTCTTGGTGGTGGGAGCACATATCAAGATACGAGGCCGACATCACATCAACAGAAAGGATAAACAGAGTAGTGCGAGAGCACAAGAGACGCCAGGAAGCACTGAATGACAGACAGGCAAACACCAAGGCACTACCTGAAAAAGCAATACTGTACAGAGCTGATCACGCGTATTTCCATGATGAGCACTTTCTATATTACAAGAAGCATGGAAGCCGGGCTGACATAGCCTGCAGTAAGTGTGGCGGTGTGACCACTGCAAGATGGAAAAGCAGTGGAGCATACGAGGACCAGTTTGAGAGAAACATAGAAGAGCCGCGAGAGAACAGCTTCGGCACATGTCCTATGTGTGGTGCACGCGGACAGTACAAGTGCAAAGGAAAAGTAAAAGGCAGCATCAGAAAAACCCGGTATCTGTTTCTTGGCCAGAAATATAAGGACAATGGTTTTGTTATGAGATACATACAAGTAGAGAAAGAGTGGACACTCGGCTTCATTGCAGGCGAAAACGGCAATGAAATGTACAACGCATATGAAAAGCTGTCGGGGGTTGAACTGGCAAGGGCATATTTCGAACCCGGCAAAAAGGTGCAGGTTGACTACAACAAGCATGATCCGTATGTAGGAAAAGACTTTTGGGATGATTGCAATCTGTATGGCTTGTCAAGTATCAGAATCAATTCCGGGCCAATCCTGCCGGAGACATATGATGAGATGACAGGGACCATGTTTCAATACAGTGCTATGAAGGAATACACAAACAGTCTCATGAGCGTATGCAATCCGGTTGAGTACCTTGAGTGCTACATGCGTACACCACAGCTTGAAATGCTTGTGAAGATGCACCTGATAGGAGTAGCTGAGAGGCTTGTCAAATGCCAGTATGGAATCATCAAAGACGAAACAGCAACAAGACCGGATGAGTTTCTCGGCATCAGAAAGGAAAAGCTTAAGCTGCTTATCAAGGAAAAAGGAGATATAGGTCTGCTGAGGGTTCTGCAGATGGAAAAGAGAGCCATGGAGAACTGGACAGATGAACAGGTGCAGCAGCTGGCAGAAACCGGACTCACATACACACAGGTCGTGCTCGCAGAGAAATACATGACATTACAAAAATTTTTAAACCGCATAAAGAAATATGCATGCTGTGATTACGGAGGCTGCAGTCAGTCGGTATACAGAATCAGACACATGGCCTCTACATACGCTGACTACCTAAGCATGAGAGAAGACAGAGGCTATGACCTGACCAACACGGTATATCAGTTCCCACGTGACCTGGATGAAGCCCACGAAAAGATGGTGGAAGAGGTCAATAAGGAAAAACTGGACAAGCATTTGAAGGATGTTGCGGCGCGCTTCCCGAACATTCGACACAGCTACAGGAAGTTGAGAAAAAAATATTACTACGAGGATGAGACATACATCATCAGACCGGCAAAGTCAGCAGAGGAAATAGTAACAGAGGGACGAGTACTTCATCATTGCGTTGGCGGAGATAACTACTTAGGGAAACACAATCGGGGAGAGACGTACATACTTTTTCTGAGGTTCAAGGACACACCGAATATGCAATATGTCACTGTCGAGATTGATTCCGAAGTGCCGAACATACTGCAATGGTACGGAGCTCATGATAAGAAGCCTGACCAGGAGAACATACAGAAGTGGCTCAACGCTTACATACGAATGCTTGTGACAGGAACACTGAGGACAGCAGATATGCCGGCAATGGCTATAGCATAGGAGAAAAACATGATTTTTATAAATTCACCATTCACGATTCTGGATGAGGCTTTTCGGGGACTCTATCCAGACAAGAAATACAAAGCCTGCATTGAGCCGGACATAAAAGACAATGAAGGAAATCAAGCGTTCGGGTTCACGCAGTTCAACAAAGGAGAAATACCAGTCATCGCAATCAGCGCAGAATTGAGCATCACGGATGCAACGGAGATATTCGCACATGAACTGGCTCATGTAGCAGCAGGCGAGGGAGCAGGTCACGGAGAAAGATGGGACGAGGAGTTTCAGAAGATATTTAATGAGTACAACCGGATAGGCAGGGAAAGGTTCGGAGAAGACAGAAAAGAGGAAGATATATGGAATACGTGCAGATGACACTCGATGACTGGGTGCAAATGAAGCAGAAACTGAGGCAGGAGCTTATAGGAGTGAAGCAGAGCTTCGTGAGAATAGGCTATGCGCTCAGACAGATTGACGACCAAAGGCTTTATGAGAATGACGGCTACAAGAGTATAGCAGAATTTGCTAAGGCTGAGTACGGACTTGAGGCATCCACCACAAGCCGATTTATGAGCATCAACCGCGAATACTCGATTGATGGATATTCGGAACACTTGAGGCCGGAGTATACGGACCTTGGAAGAAGCCAGCTTGAGGAAATGCTCAAGCTCCCCGACTCTGACAGGCAGATGATACAGCCTGAGGCATCAAGAGAGGACATAAGAGAGCTAAAGAGATTCAACAAGACCGAGCCTGCAGCGGGTGTGGCAGATGACACAAGCCAGCTAATAGAGAAATTCTTTGAGGACAACAAGGATATCCTCAATGAGGTGTACTCAAACGAGTTTGATGAGGAGTCAATGAGCCGATTTGCGGAAATCGTAAATCCGGCCGGAAACCGTTCATTCAAAAAAGGTCTCTATTTCATGATGATGTATGAGAACCGCGTCACAATTAAAAAGTTCGGAGATACACCAAAAAATATGTCATGGTGGGAATTCTACCAGGTTATGCGCTCTATCTTTGATGAGGATGCAGCAGGCACCCGGACATGGCAGAACCATTTTGGAGGAGATAATGAAGTACAGGAAAATGAGCCAACAGGAGAGCATACTACAGCAGAAACTCCTGAGTCAGAGGATGACAATGCAGCAGTTGGAGAAGCTGGCACTGATGAGGTCGAAGAGACTGAATCGGGAAGCGTGGCAGATAATGAGCCGGCTCCTGGAGCAGGAGAAGAGCAAAAGGATGATTCCACCGACGGAGATACAGACTGCAGAGAGGATAATAGAGAGCCTGCAGACAGGCCCGAGGAACAGACAGGAGAAAAGAGCCTTGGAGAGCAAATTGCGCCGGCGCAAAAATCCCCACAAATCCTTGAAAAATCAGAGCCTGAGAGCATTGAAAAGGAAGAAAATGAAGCCCAAAGCATAGAGGAAAATGAGCCAGAGACAGAGGACGAAAAGCCAGAGACAGAAGTCATAGAAGCATGCATGACAAGAAGAGAATATATGAACACTCTTACGGTGGCAAAATTGGCTGATTACATAGCAGAGGAGCATCACAGTGGCCACTTATTGGCATCAGATTTAATTTTTCCGGAGAAAATCAGACAATGGCTCCGCGACAAGGTTGACAGATATGGAGAAGCACAAAGTTAGGAGGCAGAAAATGTTTATAGATTGCGCAAAACTAGAAAAAATTTTAAAAACTGATTACAAAACGTGGGGCGTCAAGTTTGGACTCACAGACAAAGGTATGTACATCCTGAACGGCACCGGATGGATGGTGGAAGCCGACAAAGAAAAAATCACAAAGGAATTTTTAGGTACCGTAATCAAGACATGCGGTCTTGCACCGGAAAAGGGCGAGTTCATGACATACCAGCAAGGACACGATCCACAATTTGAAACGGAAAGAAAGCCACTCCTATGGGACATGGCGGAGGATACAAAGGAAGCGCTAATCTCACCGATTAAGATCATGCAGAACGATAACATGATGACGGTAGTAAAGACACCGGGCGGAGCACGCCTCATCAATGATGCACGCCTGGCCATAGTCAACCCAGACAAGTGCCGCAAAGACGAAGATCCACCAAGCACATTCGCTGTGCACGGAGACTGGCTCGTGTCATACAATGACGAAATGGCGGTCGGAATATGTTTCACGGATCCTCTCTATAAGCCGGAGCTTGAAGTCTTAAGACTCCTCTCGGGAGTGGATTTCTACTGGATAGAGACACCACACTATGAGCTATAGGTTGAAACACCTGCGAAAGCGAAAGAAACCGGGCATGCGAATTAATTTATATCACGAAAACTGATTTGTAAGCCATTTATACACAAGGGAGCCCTTACCCAGCTCCCTTTACCTCGGAGGATAATAATATGAAGTGCAAAATATGTGAAAAAGAATTCGAATTAAAGAAAGAAGAAAAATATTTAGCGACAGAGAAAGTAGCAGCTTTTGGAACCTTGGCAAAACTACCAAAAACGTTTGAGGCATTCGACTGCCCACATTGTGGCTGTCAGAACATAGTGAATATCAGAGAGGAAGAGGCAACCGACTATGATGTGGATAAAGTAGTGGAGCAGTTGAGTGATAGAAGCACACTGTCAAGACCTGTTGACTGGTCAAAAGTTGCAGTTGATACACCAATACTGGTAAGAGATAACATTTTTTGCCAGTGGGCTAAAAGATATTTTGCGAAATATGAGAATGGAAGAGTTTACGTTTGGAACAATGGATCAACATCGTGGAGTGGCAATAGGTGTACACCGTGGAAACTAGCCAAACTTCCGGATAAGGAGAGCGGTGATGGAAGGTGAAAACTTCTTTGAAAAATGCAGAACTTGTCAATACTGTTTTACGAAAAATGATGATGATTATGTTTATTGTAGAAAAAGAAATGGAAAGTGCGAATATAAACCATATAAATCAAGAAAAAAATTGAGAGGTAGAGAAAAT